CAACACTGCTTCTACCATTATAACCTGAAAATCTAGGTTTAAGTTTATCCATACTTTCTACTCCACCAACTTTAAATCTATTGTGACCAGCATAAGCCTTTGAAGTTGAAATATAAATTCTTTCATCTAAAGGTCTCTTTTGGTCATTAATAGCTAATTCTTTGAGAATAAGAGAATATTGTCGTTGTTCTTCGGCTTCTTTCTCTGCCTTGATTCTAGCCTCTTTCTCTTGTTCTAATTCTGTATCTTTTATGGCTAATTGTTTCATCGCTAATTCTGTTTGATTTACCATATATTCCATTGTGTACTCTCCGTAAGCAAACATGGCTTCCTCAAGATTCAAGTAGTAGTCTCTCACAACTTCGGAGTTTTCAGTATTTAATCTTAATACGGCTTTTTTAAATGCTCTTTGATCCATACAAATCCATTTTTTTTGATTTAAAGCATTTTTAGGTATTAATTTCACCTCTTGTTGAACACATGGGTATTCAATGGCTAGTTGATGTTCATATCCTATTTCATCGTATGGTATTTCCAAACTTCTGAGAGTTTTGCAAAATTTACCTTGTTTATCTGCCAACCCTCTACCTTTATATCCCATCCATTCTAATAAATTTGAAGTAATAATAATAGGTTGAAGTTCAACCTTTTTCACCCCCCCCCCCTGCAGGGGGGGGGTGACTTTTGCTTAAAGGATACCACAAATCTTGAAACCATTTTGACGTTATATCAAAAGTTAAATTGTAACCTTTTATAAAGGTGAATATATCCATTAATTCGTTACCCAGGGAGTTCATAATAACTTCTTTTGTATTTGTTACCTTAAATTTTACGTAATCAATTTTCTGTTTTTCTTCTTAAAATATTTATTTTAATGGTAATTTAAACCATTAAAATAATAAAATCTTGGATTTATTAGTAGTACCCTCCAAGTTCGCGGTATGGAGAGTTGTTAGCATACATCATACCAGCTTGACACTGACGACCAGATTGCTTGGCTTGAGCCTGTGCTTGTTGATAACTGTCATAGGTACAAATTCCTCCTGGTTTCACATATGAAGACAATTGTTGTCCAAATGTTCCACCAGTGTTGTGAAGATTGCGCATAAATTGTTGACTTTGTTGAGCGCCCCAAAATCTATCGTCATACAACCATTCTCCAGTGATACCTTCCATTGACAAGTTAATGTAAGGAATATACTGTGGTCGAGATACTTCATTTTCAACATGTAGTCTGTCTAACGCACTGTTACAACCAGCACTTTTTGTGTTAAAACTATCTGGACACACTGGTCTTCCGGCCAAATCAAACCCTGTCCACAATGGACAAGTTTTTTCAGAGGCGGGACCAATAATACGATGGGATTCAAGCCTATTGGCCCATCCTGGGTCTACCTTACACGTGCGTAAGGCTGATTCAAGTGATATAGCTCCTGCGGACATTTATTTACTCATTTTTTCACCTTTTTTGAGGTAGTCGACTAAATACTGTAATACTACCTTAGATGTGAAAGATTTGAATTTTTTACAGAATTGCTTCGGAACAAGGGGTACTATTGTCTTTGAGGCAAGGGTACCCCCTTGCTCGAATTGTTAATTTTGACTTTAATGGTTTTAATAACCATTAAAGTCAAAACTGGAAGATTTAATATTTTTATTTTTTATGCTTTAAAGAAGCATAAAAAATAGAAGGGGAAGAAAATTATATGTACATACGAACTTTGGTGGAGTTGGTAAACGGTTTGCGACAAGTAGCACATTTGTTATCAATACGTGTTGTGCATGCATGACAGAAAGTATGCCCACATTTAATCAGTACAATACAAATTTTATTAGTCATACATACTTTACATTCCAGTGCACGAGTATCATCAGTTACTTCTTCATCTGTTGGTGTCGATGCTACTGTAGCTGGTTGGATTTGAGCAACATCGGGGATAAAATCTTCACCATCGATTAAATCAATGGGTTGTTGACGTTGATCGGCGTAAAAGTTATGTGTATTTAAGGTGTTGGGGTGTCTATTAAATATGTTCATGATATCATCGCGAAGAATTAACTCTGTTCTTGGAATATCTATACTATCACGTAGACGATCTTCAAAATGTATGACTGTATCAGTGATGTTTCTAACAAATCCATACACAACCTTGTCGTAGAATGCATCGTCTGTTCCCATTCCTCTTTTAAATTTGATTTTATGGTTAATAAACCACCTGATGTTAACTTTAATTCGGGCTATATATTGTTCTGGTTCTCTCAGTTCCTTTTGAGAGAGCATCATATTTAAGCTGTTTAACCAGCATTTTTTATAACGTGGATTCTCTGGAAATATGAATGTATATTCCTGGAATTCTGCAAGGTATACAGATATTTGCCGTAATTCAGCAGCTGTATTTCTACTTAAAATATCAATTATTTTCATTTTGTATAAGCTATTTAAACCATTATTTTTTTATATTAATTAATTCATTTTTCTGCTATTCATTTTTCTGCTATTCATTTTTCTGCTATTCATTTTTCTGCTATTCATTTTTCTGCTATTCATTTTTCTGCTATTCATTTTTCTGCTATTCATTTTTCTGATATTGAAAGTCAAGTAATTTTATATTAATCAATTCATTTTTCTGCTGTTGAAAGTCAAGTAATAAATGGACGTTCGTCATGTTGGTTGGGATTCGACCTCTTGGGGTCAACAATACAATAAATCATACTATGATCTAAGCGTGATATCTTGGATATCTGACGCTGTTATGCAGAAAACAATAGGACTTGATAAAAGACCCATTAGAGTGACAGATAGAATTATAATGGATGTTTTGGACTCTTTTTTAAGTAATCACAGATCTTTTCCGGGTGATATCCATACACGATATAATATACCGGGAGATGGTAACTTTAGTGGTGATTTTGGGTCAGTTAAATTTGATGACATCGGCATCAATAACCTATCTTACATGGGCAATGATGGAGATATAAATTCACTCAAACAAAAGGCTATTAATAATAATGTAGGACTAAGTTCAAATTATGTTATCAACCAAGTTGTTGAATTTATGGTTGAATACATCAAAACTGAGTATGAAATTAATACTAATAATAAACGTTATTCAGCTTGGTCTGCTTTGTATGGAGCCAATGATGTTGGTTTGAGAGCCCATTCTCAGATTAAATTGAGAGAAAAGAGACCAATACCGTTCCAATTCCATATGAAATTTTAATTTTTATGCCTAAAAAAGGCATAAAAATTGAAAAAATTATCTGACCAGTCGATAATAAATCTCTCCATCGGACCTCACAACACGGATTACATCTCCTTTGACAAAATTATAAAAAATACAATTAGGGTCATCTTCCTTTATAATGGCAATTTCTTTCTTATTTCGAACATATTGACCCATAGTCACATCTTCGGGACTAACTTTCTGGTGCAAGGGCGCCTTTTTGGTGATGTTAATATTAAAAAAGTCTCCTTTTATTAATTCTATACGCTTTGATACCTCCTTAAATTCTTTAACATGAGAATTTTGAAAGCTTTTGCAAACAATAACAAGTTGAACTACTTCAACTATAGCCTTAGATGTTCTTATCTCTATTTTTCCGGTTGAATCCACGATAAATTTTGATAAAAATTCCCGAACTGTATTAAGTTCAAACTTACCATTAAAGATTTTAATATAAATAAATTGGTTTTTGTCGTTAACTCCTATCATATAACCTTCTCGAATTTTATATTCTCGAAAGTTACGTTGAACCATCATTTCTTTAATTATTTCAAGTTTCATAGTGTATTTTATTATAGTAGTTTTTTACCATAATAAAATTCAATTTCTTCAGTGTTAGATCAATTTTGAGTGTACATTTGATACAAGTGGTCCAATTGATCATATAAATTATTTAAAGATCCAAAATTATCAAGCGTATAATTCCAACCATTAAAATTATCTAAAGTAAAAATCTTTAAAGTGTTCAAAACCACAAATGTTCTGAGCAAAATGCAATATTTGGTATAGGCTATTTTAACCATTTCTTTATTTATATATCTTAAATTTCATTTTTTTTATTTATACGTGGAGAAATAGACCATAACAATCCTAGAGATAAAGCAGAAGACCAAAGGGAAGATAATAAATGACTGTACAATCAATAGCATTCCCAACAACAGAATGGAACGTTAGTTCTTCAAGACAATGGCTCAGAAAACATAATTATAATCCTACTAAAACAGCACATTTTACTCAAAATTTTATACGATACAGATTACTTGCACCGAAGGATTATTACAACTATAAAACCATTATTTTACCTAATGGAGTTCACTTAACTATAACAGTTTAATTCATCTTTGATACCCTAAAGGGTATGAAAGATGTTGTACGTGTACTTATTACTTGAATTTTGTTACCAAATCAGACAGATTGTTATTTGTTTCGACTGATGACCCTAAAGGGTATGAAAGATGTTGTACGTGTACTTATTACTTGAATTTTGTTACCAAATCAGACAGATTGTTATTTGTTTCGACTGATGTATAGAACTCTTTACCATAACTTGCACCTATCATAGAAAGTAAAAATGTTTTATATAAATTGTTTGTAGATTGTAATGCCAATGTTGTAACATTGGCAGGATCGTTATCGTATTGGATAAAGGTTTGTAATGCCCAAACAAAAACTTCAATATTATTTGACATATCCAAAATATCTTCAAATTGATTCTTCTCTGCAAATTTTAAGATAGTGAACAACCATAACATTTTTTTATTTTTGTTGGTCTTAGCAAAGTTAATTAACCATGTGTACAGTTCTTGTGGTGTTCGAATACTTTCAACCATTAATTCTCTTAACAAAGTCGAGTACAACAAGGCAAAAGAAATATGGTTCTCGTCTATTTTCTGAAGGGCAAATTTTTCATCTGAATATTTAATAAGTGAAGTAAACCATAAATTGTTTGAAGAAAATTTTGTTTGATTAAACACGTTATCAAGTAATGTTTCTGTATTTGCAATAGTGTTCTGTTGATCGAGACTAACCATAAAAATTAAACCTTCAATTTTATTTTTTGGTAAATTTAGCGGAAGTAAGGTTAAGTTTGAAGCAACATTGTAATATGATAATAGTGGTTGTTTGGGAGCTTCCAAGTTAGTTGAACCAAAAAGTGGTTGTTTGGGAGCTTCCAAGTTAGTTGAACCAAAAAGTGGTTGTGGTTGAAACAATTGTTTGGGGGTTTCTACAGTTGAACCAAAGAATTTAGGAGCTTCTATTTTAGTTGCGAAGTTGGTTGAACCAAAAAGTGGTTGTTTGGGAGCTTCCAAGTTGGTTGAACCAAAAAGTGGTTGTTTGGGAGCTTCCAAGTTGGTTGAACCAAAAGGTCGATTGGGAGTATTCCATTGATTAGATGTCGTTGGAGTAAACCAGTTGGTTTGTTGATTGTTTAAAGTTGTTGTTCCAAAAGGAACAGTTTGACGATTTGGAGTATTATTACCCCAAGTTGTTGTATAGTATTTTTGTTGAGTTTGGTTAAATGTAGCCATTTATTATATTTTTGTTTTTGCTAATATTTTTTCAATTTTCTGTAATAATGAAACCTTTGAAATTTAATCATCTAAAGAACTTATGTTAAATTTTTTAATCTCGCCTCCATGCTTTGAATACACCTTTGATCGTTTTTCAAAATGTTTTTTCAAAGTGGGGTGATTGTCAACCAGATCAAAAATAATTGGTTCGACATCTTTTCTGCGCATAACTCTTCCTATAAATTGAATATAATATGATACCATATCTGCAGCGGCCAACAAAGTATCCAGTCTTGGATGGTCAAAACCAGTACCAATTTTTGAATTGGTTCCAATGAGAATTCTAGCTTCTTTATCAAAGTCTTGTTGTTTTCCAAGGAGCGAAGTAACCTTTTCTCCCAGTTTTTCAAGACAATCCTTTATATATTGCCCATGTTCAACCCGTTTAACTAATATAAGGAAAACTCTATCTTTAAAATGTTGAACAATTTTTATGATCAATTCATTCCTTTTTTCATTCTTTGATTGTTCATCCAGTATACTATTCCAATCTAATTTTGTCTTGTAATTTGGACCAGATCGAAGATATTTTTCTTCATTTGGAATAAACCCTGTTTTAACCCTATAAACGGTATGTTTTTTATTTAAAGTATATTTAACCTTTTCTTCTCCAAAAAATAAACCAAAAAGTATATTGTAATCATCTTCTCGATAAGGAGTAGCAGTTATCCCTAAAAGATATCTTGGAGTCAAGTACAATAAATTTTCTGACAATTTTTCAGTCATTTGAAGATGAGCTTCATCAACTATGACAAAACCATAAGATTTTATTAAATTTTTATCGACTTTATGAATATTACAAGCATTAATAATACAAAAATCTGGTGGATCTATAACAACCATATTTTTAATTTTACTGGGTTCAAGTACCATAATACTTGCATTTGGAACAAATTTTTTAATTTCTGCTTCCCACTGACCTAATAACGGTTTTTTTGGAACTACTATGAATGTTTTAAGTTTAATTTTACTGGCCATATTTATGGCTGTAACAGTTTTGCCAAACCCTGTATAACACGATAACATGACACTTTTATTTTTTTGAAGAGAAGTTAAAGCCTGATCACGACAATTTTTCTGTTCTTCTCTCAAACAACCATTAAATTCACAATTCATACTTTGTAAAATTTTACGACTTGGTCTTTCAATTTCTAATCCTTTTTTTGAAGCTAATTTTAACCCATAACTAAAAGGAATATTACATGGTCGACTTTCACTTTCTTCATCCACTGAATACACATAAATAGTTTTTGATTGACTTGCACCATATTGTTTATTTCCAGACTCAATTTTTTTAGTAAGGTCCTTTTGCATTCTCATTAGTACTTTGTCATCGTATAAATTTGTATGGATAATACATGCCATTTTATTAGTGGATTTTTTGTATATTTAAATTCGTTTTTATTTATGGTTTTTTGACTCAATATATTTATTGACGAAGACCTTAAATTTTTCAAAGATTTGAGAACTCAAGTCGATGCTTGTTTTGTCCATTAATTTCATTATTTTTTTATGCTTTATTAAGCATAAAAAATATTCAAATCGTATTTTTTTTTCAAGTTCGATATCTTTGGCGATTTGCTCGAAACCTTCTCTGATCTCTTCGTGTTCTGCTCTGATCTCTGTGTGTTCTGCTCTGATCTCTGTGTGTTCTGCTCTGATCTCTGTGTGTTCTGCTCTGATCTCTGTGTGTTCTGCTCTGATCTCTTCGTGTCCTTTCTCAACATCAGCAATCATTTCTTCCAATTGAGCTACTAGAAATCAACAACGGGCTTCATCTTCAGTAGTCATAATAATGGGATTTGTCAAAGTGTTAATCATCTTTATTTAATAAATTTTGAAAAAATATAATTTGAAGGTATAGGATCCAAAATAACAAATTCTACATCTTCTATTGTATTTGGATGTGTTATTAACCACAATAACACATCATCATATTTATGAAACGTTTGACCATAACCATTTATTGTTCTTCCATATTCTCCATCAAACCCTAAAGATTTTTTCGAATTATGTCTGGTATTAAAAAACCATCTCAAATTAAATAAAATTGCAAAAGATTTGAGATGTAGATGATCATTATTTTTTCTTACTAAGAATAAACTTTTACGTTTAGTTGGGTGAAAAATATCCTCTCTGTTTCCATACAATTCAATTGGAAAAATGAAGTTATAACTACTTATTTGAGATATTTGTTCCGTTTTATGGTACTTTCTTACCATTTTTATAAAATGTTCATTAATATGAGCAACAATATCCATAAACTCGTTAAACATTTTTACAGTGTTTCGATTATTTTTAGAATGGAGAAAACGAACCTTCTGAACAAATTTTTTAGGTACAAAATTTGTAATGTTTTCACATTCTAAGAACCACGAAATTTGTTTCATTAAATTAACACGATTAATGATGGAACTTTCACCGTTAAGCCTCCGATGATCAACGTAAGTTTGAAAGTCCATAAAATTATTATTTAATGCCCAATTCATTAATGCTTCATTTATATCAGAACATTTACGTAAATTTATTAGTGGTGACAAGAGAGTATTTAATTGAACGCTCGTTATATCTTCTATTTTTATTCTTTGTACGATTGAATTGATCTTTAAATTCAACAGAACATATTTAATGCTTGTACCCGGCATATCTTTATATAAAAAATATTGATTTTCGTCATAATAATCGGTTACTTGAAGTTTGCAATTTGAAATTTGTTTTATTTTATAGATATGATTAAAATAACCATCTCTAACATTATTGAATGTCATAGGATCTAATTTGAGATGAATTTCATCCATTTTAAAGTTTATTTTATTGTAATCGTCAAAGTTATCACAAATCAGATTAAATATTTTAAAGGCTGTTTGACCAAATATAATTCCAGGTGTTAAAAACAATGCCATGTTTACTTTATTTAAATTATATCTAAAAAATCAATTTTTGACACACATTTTTAAATCTAGAGATAGTGCCAAAGGGGGAGTCATTATTTCATTATTAATGGTTCGTTTTCTTCAAAGATTTTAGACATACATATATCTCCGTCTCTGAAGATTTTTATTTTTTTATGGTTAAAATCTCCCGGTGTAATCGGTACTCCGTGAAAGTTTTGCATTGGTCCAAGATAAGGTTCTAGAGAAGATGTAATATCATTGTCCAATTCATCTTTAAAAATAATAACATCGTTAGATCTTAATTTTTGATCAAATAAGTATATATATTTTTTATGATTATTAACACCACTCATATCATAATATTCTAAGAAAATAAAGTTATCGTCCTTTTGAAGCCTTATTTTAGAATCTTTTGTAAAGGATGATGTCCACTTATTATACTTGTGTTTAAGTTTATTTACTTGATATTTCAAGATTATGGATATCATCATCATAAATTGTGGTTGAGTCTCACATAATAAATAATAACTACTGCCGATTGCAGTTGATATCACCAAAGTAAACAATATACTGGTAGGTAGAAAGAAAGATAATAAGAATAACATACCAGTAAAAATTTTGCATACTTCGATCGAGATATATTTTGTTTGTTTAGTTGCACAATTGGACATAGTATTTTTCTGTTCTGAATCCATTTATTAAACATTTTTTTAAAAATTATTTTTGCTATAAATTTATTTTTCTTGTCGTGATTCAAAGTGTAGTTTGAATGATCTCCTCAAAAAATTTCTCTACATCACTCAATTGACTCAATTCACATCTCAATTGAACTATTTGAGATCTTTCGACTCCATTTTTAGTAATTTGAGTTATTTCCTCAAAAGTTTGGATTCTTCCTTTTTTACATGTATTGCGATCATCTAAATTCCAACTTACACTCAACAACAGAAAAACTACGGTGTCGAATCAAATTATGCTTCTTTCAAACCAAAAAGTTAACTTTACACTTAAAATTTAATGGTTCTTTGAGTAAGTCAAATTTTCGTGTTTCAAAAATGCAATATTTGACAAGTCTAGCATATCAAGTCGAAAGAAGTGAGAAGTTGAAAGATTTTTAATCGCAACTCGACAAAAAGACGACGCTCGCACTCCTTTTTGTCAACGGCCCCCAAAAATCTGAAAATTCAAAAATTTGGAAAAGTTTCTATTTTGTGGTTAAAAATGTTAGTCACTTTTCAAGTTATGGTGTTTATGGATAAATGAGATATTTGTATTATCGTTTGAGTATACGAGTAGAAAAATTTAATGTAATTTGAATGATCTAGTCAAAAGATTATTATTATTGTTCCTGTTTTTTTTTAATTTCTATTAGAAATTAAAAAATTAATGTCTTTGGGTAGATCCTACTCTTTGCTGTCTATCTCGTTCACGTTGTTGTTTTAAAGCTAAAGTACGCTTTAAAATTACATCTTTTAAATGTTTTTTTCTTTCTTCCATAAGACCGATTGGATCTTGAAATTTTTCATTTGAATTATCTGAGGTTTTCGTATGTAGTTTTTCTTTATCAATAGGTTCTTCTTCACTTAATACCTCATCTTCCACATCTGAAGTGGCTCTATGGATCACTTTCTTGTCTCTTGGCATTTTTATTTACTTGAAAAAATAATGAATATTTATGGTATAACCCTTTCAGTCTAGTTAACTTTTTACCGGGTAATATGGGCATAAAGACTACCTTTTTTCAACTAAAGACTTAAACATAAGCGCGCATACCTAACAATATCAACTTTTTCAAGTTTTGTGGATAGACCAATCTCAATTTTATCATAAATTTTAAAGGTGTCTTCAAGTATATTTTTATTAATAGATCGTTTGTTACGAACACTTTTATCTCCAAAACGTTTGAATACAGGCATATAACCTAGTACAAAAGCCGATGGATTTTTATATTTAAAGTCAGGGATCGTTTCAACCAAACTCAAGACATATTTTATTTCAGAGTCATCAAAAGTATAGTTATTTCCACTTGCGAGGTCAACGTTACCATCAAATATATCATTTATTAAAATAATAGTTGCTAAAGTTATTAATTTAAATTTATCAATATCCGAATAACCACTTTTTTTAAGGTTTATTGCACCTCCCATTCCTAACAAATCTTCATAACCAAGTCTTTCAAACGCATTCCTTTCCAATTTGAAACTTGCTTGGTTATCATCATCAAAAAAATCTTCATTATAATCATCCATAATTTTTATTTACTATATTTTGAAAGTTCTGCTTTAACTCTTTGTCCAGTAAGGGTACCCCTTTCAAAGTCTAATCAACCAATTTTTTCTATAATAAATGGATACAGGTACTAAGACTTATCAAATTGACAAACATAAACAACTTATACCTTTAAATGGTAGCACTGTAAATTTTTCTTGTTTTTTCGAGGTTAAAAGTAAGGATAAAAAACCATTTAATATAACAATTGTTGAACAAGGTGAAATAAAACCAAAACAATATAAATTGGTTGATGATGGTTATATTAATGGTCAAATTGAATCAGATGGACAACTAAAATCTTATTTTTTGGTTTTAAAGGCTCAACAACCATGCGAATGTGACGTAAGAGTTGTTGTTAAACCAAAGGAAGTAAATGAAGTTCAAAATGGTCCATCTCCGCAACCACCACAATCATCACCCGTTCAACCTCCAATACAACCTAACGGACCACCACCAAACATGACACCACCTTCTCATGCACATCATCCAAATATGGTTATACAAAAGGAAGAATCTTATTTTCAAATGAAATATATTTTAGGGATATCTATAGCCCTAATAATAGTTTATTTGTTATATAGGTACAGAAAAACCATTTTTGGAAATTTTTCAAACGATAATACAACTTTAATGCCGTCAATATCAAATACAAGCTTTTAATTTTTTAAGTTTGAAAGAACTTAAAAAATATACTAGTGTAAATTGTAAATATTTTTTAGAATAAATAAACGAGCATCCCTAATCTAACAGCAGTTTCACAACTTTTATCATTAGCAACCGGATTGTTATCTACTAACAATGCCGCCGCTATTCCCGTCATTAACCAACTTTTCCCAGTTATCACCCAATTGTTAGCTGGAGCACCGGGATCATCTGTAGTTCCTACTTTAAGTGGACTATTGCCCCTTTATCGGCTAGTTTCCCACAATTGGCACCTCTTTTGATTGTCATCATTAGTTTGTTGTCATTGCCAGGTGGACTACCACTTTCGGTATAAAGTCTTGTTTTTATGTAGTGCTATCATCGACCATATTACGGTCAAAACCGTTGTTATAAACAAAAAACAAAAAAAAGGTTTAATACTACTTTAACTCTTACCTTCGCTCGGTAAAAGAAATTAAGGGACAAACAATGAGGCGCCTCATTGGTAATAAACCACCAAAAAAATAAAAAAAATAAAATTATTCCAACCTTGGTTGGAATAACCAAAAAAAGAAATTATATAATCACTTATTTTAAACTATAAAATAGTTTAAAATAAACCCATCTCGTTAATATTTAATTTTTTAGGTTTGAATGAACCATCACTCCGGTCATTAATATCCAAAGGTTTAAAAAAAGAAATAATAAATGTCAGTAGTAACTATACGAAATAGTTTGGATAAACCATTCGGTAAACTAGCTAATGATGCTATTTTACCTTTCAAAGTTAAATCTCATACTTATATTAGCATAGTTAATTATGTCTATGCTAATTTGTTACCAGAATCGACTTTTAAAGAAGAACTATCTCAAACTTTACCCAAAAATGTGTTAAATACATTTAATGAGGTTAGAAATCACCTTAAACAATCAACTATACAAAGTGCAGCTCACACTGCTATATTCGAGAAAGCAAAACAAAACACGGAATTTGCAAATGCTCTATTGGATACTGCACATCTTAAAATTTTATATTATTCAGAAAATTCTTTTTTAGGTGTTGGTAAAGCTAGAAACGGGGAAAACATTTATGGTCAAGCTTTAGAACAAGTTAGAAATGAATTACAAGTTGAACAAAATAAGGCCCAACAAAAGGATAATGTTTATTTGACTTATATTGCCGAAATAAATTTAAAAAAGGCCCTTCGAAAGCATAATCTTGAAAAATATATTTCTAAAGATAAAAAACGAAGTATTAAACGTTTAGTCGATGCATTGGTACAAGATTATGGTAAAACCGAAGTTTATTCCAACGCACCAGATGTAGATACCATTTTAACCTTACATGAAAAAAGGAACATTGTAAACTATACCGACCCTAATTCTTTGATTAGAGTAGTTCGAAAAAATGACATAAGAAATGTGCTTAAAAAAAATCTGTTCGATTTAAGGGTTGCAGCTCTTCACGCTTTTGTTGATTACACAATATCAAAAAATGTGACAATTTCTGAGGATAAAACAGCCTTAAAAGATCAGATATTTGATATCCTTCTCAGTAAACGAGAAGAATTTGCCAATAGGATTTTAGATCTTTATTCGGCTAAGGCTCTACCAGAGGAAGTTAAAGAGAAAATTAAAAAGTTCCGAGCTCAATGGTATTTTCCATCAGACAAAGATATTGAATTCTTTGAAAAAGAAAATATCAAGTTACCTGAGTTAACAACAACAACATCGGATAACACACCAGGTATTTTTAAAGTGTTTGCGCAAGAAAGCATTTTATCACCACTACCTCCAGTTGATACCATGGTTTCTTCAAGATTTGCATCTCCACAAAAAGATTTGGTTATCAATAACCTCAAATTTCATTCAATTTCTCATTATATTGCTTTCGAAGTTAACAAGTTGTATGGCCAAATGGATCCTGCCCGACTTTATATTCGAATTAAAGATGTTAAACCCAGAGATCTTGATGAATTTAATAGAATGATCGAAAAGGATGTGTTTACCACAACAAAAAATAAATTATTGGAAGATGCAATAAATATTAAACTTCAAGAATACCATATAAAGAATTTGGTATTTTCTTTGGAAGGTCTTGAATTTGAAGATACATTTGGCCTTGAAAAAACAGAAGAATTTTATAACAAATATAAGGATAAAGTTGTCCTTAAAATTCATAAAATTCCATCATTTGAAAAGTTTGTTGAAAAAGATCATTTTGTTGCAGATATCATTAAAGATAAGGTTGATTTTTACTTTATGATTTTGGATAACTTAATGGTTCATACAAAATCTAAACATCGATTACATGTAACATACGATGAGTTGGTTGAAATGTCACCTTTCTACAGCTATATTATGTTTAAAGATTCAAATGTTCCAAATACTCGATTTCCAGAATATCTGATACAGAAAAATAAACAATATGGACTGTCTAACCATTCGTTGTTGCAAATTTGGTCAATAATTTATAATGGGATGAAGCAGTCAGAGAAAATTGTTGGTGAAAAAGGATATGACATAAGGTATAAAAGTATCTTAATTTGGGCAAAATATTTTTTGGGTAGAGCCACCAATAAGTTGAAAACAATGGATTTGATGCAGAGTCGTCAGGAAGATAATATTTTAATGGTTTTATTGTCCATTCTTGATAAATTAAAAGAAGTAAATTTAAAGTTTAATTCACCCACAATAAACACGCAAGATTTACAGACTGCTATTCACCTCTGTTTGGGTAAAGTTAGAATTTATAAACATGAGTTTGAAAAGGTTGAAGAAGACCTTGAATTCGAAGAGGAAGTTGAAGATAATCCGTACGATGCAGAGGTATATGATGAAGATGACAATTTTGTAGATTATGATCAAGATGACGATAATTTTGAAGGTTTTAACTTATCAGCAAGAAAAAAATTTGAGACGTTTTTAACCACATACTTTACCCCTCTCAAAAACGAACTTGATCTTGGTAAAATTGAAGAAGCCGTCTATAAAATTCTAAATTCAAAGATTCCATTAAGTTCTAAACATCAAAATTTAAATTTCTTTGTTTCTGGATTTAAAACACCATTATTAGAGTAATTGATTTTAATGGTTAAAAACCATTAAAATTTTTTGCTGTTTTTTTGTTATATCATTCTTCCTCATCACAAGGTCTTTTGGCTCCATTATAAGAAATTTTGATCGAGATTATGATCCCTCATTATATTTAACAAGTTCTTCTTGATGTTGGCCCATGTACATGTGTTATTGGTTGTCAATGCCAAAAGGGTTACTTGCGTCATAAATCTGGTAAATGTGTTAAACCCGACGAATGTTCTCTCTAAATTTAAAATTGAATTTTTTCACCGATTGTGAACATTGCATACCTCTGGAGAAGATTACCTTAATTCTTTATAAATAAAATACACCTTCTTTTATGCTTCTAGAAGCATAAAAGAAAAAAATTTATAATTTTATGATACGTTTAACCATAAGAAAACATAATATAAGAAGGCCAATTATAGCCAAAATATACAAAGTCTTATCTGTATCATACAAACGACTACATATTGGACATGTATCTATATGTTGAGCTATACTTATACAGTTCATAGATGAATGATGGACGGATGGAGGTGGGGGTAGTAGATGGTTAGAATTATGGACACTATGTGCTATTTCAGGGTTAAACGAACCTCCAAAACCTCCAGAACGTAAAATATGTTCTCTTGAATCCATATTTCTAATTGGTAGATTTTCTGGACATGGTGGAACAATTGGACCATTATTTCTTGGAAATATTGGTGTGACTGGTGGTCTCTTCATTTATTATAACACTTTCGATTGATCTAACTACGTAAAGGCTCCCATTAAAATTTTTCTAGTAAGAAAATTCACATTAAAATCAAATGCACATTCGTACTCAACCCAACCTATACCAGTTGAATCTAAATTGGATAAATTATTAAGATTGACCACGTCCATATTTTCAACGGAAATTCTATATACATAACAATTGTCCAAAATTATTCTATACAAGTCATTATCATTAAGAGTTACAACAAGACCAGTTTCTTCTTTAAGCTCTCTTTCAGCACAAGCTTTAGTACTTGAATCAAACAGTTCCATTTGACCTTTAGGAATGCCCCAACAATTATTATAAGACTGAGTCAATAGAATTTTAGTACCACAACATACAAAAACTCCAGCCTTCCGTTTTTCGAATGGGTATGGTTGACCGTTTTCTTGTTTAGATTTTACCAAAATCTTAAGAGAACAACAACCTTTTTGACATACTAGTGTATTCATTGTATTTATTACTCCGTAGATTTTAAAAAATTAATTCAATTTTTTCTTGAAAAAATTGGTTTTCATTTTTTGTCTAAATGAACCTCTAGTTAGGGTAGATTATTATAATTTTTTTAAGATCTTATTCTTCAATTTTCTGAAATATAATCAACTTTGATGGTCTAACCATAAAAGTTGTTAGATGTTTTGTATTAATTACTCGTTATCTTCTGAATCCGTGCCTTTAGGTGGAATTTTTTTCTGGTTCTTCTTAGGAGCCGGTTTTTCATCTTCAGGTTCACTTTCAGAGTCGGAAATTGGAATTTTTTTCTTTGGTTTTTTGGTCACTGGCACAACAGTTTCAGTTTCTTCTTCGCTATCTGTATCAAACATTGACTTTTTGGGGGTTTCACTTTCAGAGTCAGTTTTAACAATTTCTTTCGATTTAATTTTTTTGACTGTACGTTTTTTAAGAGTTTTCACTTGAGTTGCTGATTCATTATCGGACACTTTAATTTTATGTGCACTGCATCTATCATTGCCTCCTTTTGGTTTTGTGGTACATTGTTGACCTTTGCGGTGGCCAGCAATAAAAACATGCTGACAAGTCGATATCAAAGCATTATTTTTTACAACATTTTTTTTATTAATGTTGACTGTTTGTTCTTCTACTTCTTCGCATGTAGTACTGTTGTCACTGACTACAACTTGCATACCAGTAAGTTCATTCCATTTTTCAATGGTATCACTTACTGATACTTGATGTTCTTCTTCGAGCCACTTGGCCAAATCGCCAATTGGCATAGCTAAAGACTTCAAGAAATCGTTTACAAAAGCCATTGTAATAGTTTATTATTGTATTTTTTTACCGTGATTGAATCAATTTTCTGTACTTGTACAAACTTTATATTTTAGTCGATTGATCGCAACTTGGAAAAAAGACGACGCTCGCACTCTTTTTTGTCGACAACTCTCAAAAATCTGAAAATTCAAAAATTTAGAAAAGTTTCAATTTTATGGTTAAAAATGTTGGTCACTTTTCAAGTTATGGTGTTTATGGATAAACTACCAATTTACCATAGTTTGAGATATCTAGTCTATTCATAATTGTCATAGTCAACAAATGCTTCATCGTCGACATCGCCGATTTTAAAATCTTCATATTCATTTATGGTTTCAAAACTCTTTAAAATTTTATTCATATCCAACTTAACATCAAACATTGATGTTCCAACTTTAGCCCTTTTACCACACATTATAGATGCAGATACACCGGCTAAATCGTCAACTTCTGCATCTCTTGCAGTTTTATAAAAATTTTCCATAATCTCCTCAAAACCAACCTTAGAAAATGGTTTTTCTCCTCTCATGGTATATCTTGTTAATGATTGAATTGTACCCGTAAAAGTTAATCTATCGGCTCTAAGTTTAATATGACTCAGATCAACACCAGAACCCATAATTTCAACCATTTCTTTAATTCGAAATTCTCTGGCCGCTTCTATCCCTAAAGTATTATAAATGTCCCAAACATTATTTGTGGTTGTATTTTCAACATCAACATTTTCCAATGCATAAAAATCTTTCAGAGAACCACCTTCGGTTTGAATGTACCATACTTTAAGTTTGTCACATTTTTGGTATGAAATAGCTTTAACTCCTTCTATTCCAGAAATATATGTAGGAAATAAATTGTTTGATACAAATGAATCTAATTTATGGTCTTCCAAAGAACAAAAAACATCAAAATATAACTCTTCAATAGATAAAGGTGAAAATATACATGATATATCATGTTTTTCTTCCAAAGCTTTTTTAATATCATCCATTGATATTTTATATGTGTAGATAATATCTTTTTTTAAGATGAATCTAATCCTTGTTTTTATTTCTTTAACATGTACTCCATATAATTTCTTAAATGGAGAATACCACCATTCTTTTTCGACTTTTTCAATTTTAGTGTCTTGTACAATATTTTGAAATATAACATGTTTTATCCTCAATCCCTGCGTCCTTATTTCATCGATGGTTGAGTTATTATTTGTAAAGTAAATTTTACCCATTATATGTTTTGGGTTTTTTGTGGCATTGTTTATTTCTTGAAAACGAGTTAAGCAATTTGTTACGGTTCCGGTTGTGTTTGAACCGGCTACATGAAAAGTATTTAATGTAGCCTGGGTACTAAATTCTCCCATACTTTGAGCTCCTATAATACCGACACATTCTCCGGGAGACATTAAGGTTTGATAATATCTTAACTCCAATTCATTTTTAAGTAAAGGTATAATTTCATCGCAAATTTCAACTTCTTTTAATTGATTCATTATAGGTTCCATTCTGAGCATACAAATTCTATTCTCTACATCTGTGGGTATATGTGGCCGTGGAGTGATGAAATCCACCATAAATTCAAGTTCTTCTTCATCCAATTTTCTTAGGATAGTATCATTATCATTTTCTAATCCTTTCTTTAACCTTTCAACCAATCGATAAATGTCGCAAATAGTTTGGTGACCGTTAACCATTACAGTTTGAGAAGGATCATAACCAACCTCTCCAAAAATATATTGGTACAATCGACCATTAACATCTCTAACTGTGTAATCGGGGTAAATTTTTATGTCTTCATTCAATTTTACACCCTGTCTTTGACCATAACCAGAAACTGAAGTCAATAGAGCCGTATCAATGACACCTTTACGACCCGCCATAGCGTGATGGAGAAATTCTCTTGGTCGCAATCCCTCCACAAAACTTCTTTCAATAAATCCTCGATCTTTAAATTCATTATCTTGTGGATGAATTAAACCATAAACACGTTTACCATCAATTGTTTGTTGACCCAACATACTCGTTATTTGACAAATGTTAAATATGCTTCCTTTACTCCCCGATTCTTCGGTAACTTTAAAATTGTTTGATGGTGATAATGAATCTTTACTTTTTTTCATAGATTGATCTGTACAACTGTTAAATGTTCCCAATATTTTTTGTTCGCGGATAAAAGGGTTTATTGTCACTTCTTTTAAAGTCGAAGCTTTAACAAATGCCGAGTTACTCAAATCTTCAATATCTTTGGACGTATTTAAATTTTTAAGGCAATCTTCAGCATTAATAGTAAATCCTCTTTCTACAAGGTACTTATTAGTGATAAATTGAATGTTATCAACAAAATTTGCTGTTATATTTTCACCATAATCTTTGTAGATAATTTTAATGATTCGACTAATCACATTTTTTTCTAATATACCATCCACGAATATACCATTTTTTATCGAGATACACGACGTCGAATAGTCAAAATCATATGGAAATAAAAAAGAAAGAAGTCCTCGACCATTAAAAAGAGAGAAGTCTTCATTTATCAATTGTTCACAAGTGTGCTCAATTTTATCCATTCGTTCTTTAACGTTATCATGCTTACCTATAACCATTAACAAATCAAAAAATTGATTTTTGTCGAGGGTTTGTTTACCCCATTCTTCCTTTGACATGTAAAATAATCCTATTAAAGAGTCTTGTACTATAGCTACATTTGGTTTACCATTTTGATTGGACATTATGCACTTTAAGGATGAACTTAATTCTTTCAATTCAGCTGTAGCTTCATATGATTGGGGTACGTGGATATTCATTTCATCTCCATCAAAATCTGCATTGTAAGCTTTTGTCATGGCTAAATTCATCTTTAATGTTTTAATCGGTTTTATGACTGCTTTGAATGCTTGCATAGATGCTTTGTGCAAAGTTGGTTGTCGGTTTAAAAGGACATGATCACCATTAGTTAATTGTCTCTTCACAATGTCTCCAATATTAAGTGTAATCTTTTTCATTTCAGGGTATTTTATATCCTTTAATCTTTTTCCATTTCGAATTATGGAGTCTCCTTCTTTTAACTCAAACTTTGTATCTGTTATGGTTATTCTTTTATTATCCCTTTCTACGATATCCCCAAAGTATAATAAAGTACCTCGAAAATTAATAACATTTTTAAGGTTAATGCTGCGTTTAGGATCGGAAGCTTTAATCAGAAAATTTGCTTTGTTTGAATTGACTACATCGGTCAGATGATTTATATTAAATGGCGTTACATGTACGGGTATAGTCAAAATTTCAGCCATTTCAACTGGTATACCTAACTCATCTAACTTGAGGGTTGGATCTGGTCCAACCACTGTACGACCAGACTGATCGCAACGTTTACCTAGAAGATTATGACGTATTTGTCCTTCTTTACCTGCAATTCTTTCTTTGAGTCCTGTGATGGGTCTAGCAGTGGCAGCGTGTTTAGCCTTCTTTTTCGAATTATTAAAATATGTGGATATTCTGAACTTCAAATTGGTAAAATGTTTCTGTTGAATATCTGATGTTGGCAATAGGGATGATTGAAGCACTGATTTTTTTCTTTTCAACTCTGTTTTTGTAAGGTATTCTTCACTCAAATATTGATTATTTTTTATAATTTCAGTGAGTTGATACGTTAGATCATCATCACAACAATTTTCATCAGACATTACATATGGTCTGCAACACGGTGGGAGAACTGGAAAAACCGTAAATATGAAATTTTTTGGATGAGACATGGTCGGGTTAAATCCAAGAAATCTAACCGTATTATCATCAATGTTTTCTAGAATCCTTAAAATTTTATGGGTATCTATGGGCACTTTGTCTTCATCAACAATAGTTTCATTTACCACCGAAATTCCAGTTTTCTCACTATCGCACCTATAACAATGTTTAATATTTTTCACCCATGTTAGAATTTCTGAAAATTTCTTCATAATATTTTCCAATTTTAAGTGGTCTTCAGAAAGCACAAATCCATAACACTCAAAACATATACATCTTAGTACATTAGTCACATCATTGATAAAAATTGGGTTGACAACTGGATGTTCCAAATTAAAATGTCCAAAGTGTCCTGGACACTCCCAAACATCTCTACCACATGTTTTGCAGCTCTCTCCGTTTTCTATGGTTCCCATGAACTTTGAATATATATTTTCGCCTTTGTCGGAAACTTTGACCGAAGTCACTTTACAACAAGACATTTTTAAAATTTCCTCCTGTGATAGAACACCGAAAGAAATTTTGGAAATGTCTGCTATCAATGTCGGAACATTGACGTCAGACATCACATAATCATTCTCAATTGGTTGATTGTTAAACATCTTATAACTTTATTTTATAGATTATTTTTGTCCCTAAAATTCAATTTATATTTTTAATGCCTGTACAGGCATTAAAAAATGCGTTATTATTCAGTTACTTCTAAATCAAAACTTGGTTGAGTTAAAGCTTTAAAAACATAATTTGTATCAACATTTTTAAAGTTGTAAGTAAACATAAATACCGTTAATTCATCTATAAAATCTGTCTGTGGTAATAAACACCATTTAATATGTTCGTGTAACTTATGATTAGATTTAACTTCAAATAATTTTCTTCCTCTGTGATGGTTTAATATATCGATATCAAGTGGTACGCCTTCAATATTATCCCATTTCAATATTAATTTGTATGATGTCTCTACGCCAACACGAGGAATATTGTCGTTATAGTCTGTACCACACATTATACAAAAATCTCTAAATGATTCTGATGTTAAATTTAAAGAGTCTAAGACCATTTCTTTTGATACTTGTTCAAATGTAAGATTTGTTGTATCAATGTTCGTAATAACCTTTAAATCTTTAGGTTCGTCAAGTGGTTGAAAATCATGACTCGGATTGAAATAAGCCAAAACATCAGTATCTTCCGATACTATATAATCTACCACACCATCATAGAAAAGAGACACGCAATCAGTTTCTGCTTCTCCTGAACTTTGTATCCAACTTACACCCATCAAATCAAACAATTCTTTCAGAGCATTAATATCTTCGGTTGTTATGGTTATTTCATACCTTTTTCGACGATAAATTTCTTCTTTAACAGTTTCAACGTCAACAAAAGTTTTAGCTTTTGTTAAGGTTCTTTTAACCAATAAACTCTTATTTTTATGTTTAAGTTTCTCCCAAACCTCAAAAAGAAGTTCGCTTATATTTCCAGTACCAATGTAAGTTTCCAAATCTTTTTCTATAGTATCTGTTCTATCGCTCATTTTTTGTCGTTGTTGGCGTCGTTTTTCTTGTGCTGGCGCTTTTTCTGGAGGAGACTTACCTTCAAATAAAAAAATTGGATGAATATCATATTTACGAAGAAATGCCACGAAAGTAACAAAACATCCTAACCAATCATTGGTTGTTGGTTCAGTTACTCCTTTAAACTTGTATAAAAACATTGGGGTGTCAATAGCCACCTTTGTATATTTTAATAAATTAATATCCAAGGTCTCATAAACCTTATATTTTCTCAAAAATTGAGTTAAATTTTTAATTCCCATGTTGTTTATTTGTGCCATAATTTTGATTAAAAAAATCAATTTTTTGATTGGAAAAATTTAATGTCTAATTTATTCTTTCAATTTTAATGATATTTCTGGTCTGAGTTGACCCAAGATTGATCTTAACAATGGAAACTTTTCTTTACGATCTTTCTTAACCTTTAGATCGTCAAATATTTTCTTCTTGGTTATCACATGCCCGTAGGGCATGTGACGTCTGGTGCACTTTGTGCACCAGATATCTCTGTTGTTGACTCGTCTAGTTTCACTATATACGCTTTGAGTTGAGTTATAAAATCTTGATTTGATTTGGCTTCTAAAGTCGTATTTGTTGCTGTACCATCTTCTCTCAAAGTGGTTATATTAGCATATTGAACACTAGCTGGAGGTGGGATGAATGGTCTTAGATGGTGGGAATTAAGATTAGAGATAAAGTCGGTCAGTTTAGCGTTAACATCGTCTACTTCGTCGTTATAATGGTTACACAAGTATTCTACTATGTACCTCATGTTAGAGTAGTGGAGGATATAAATTTCTTTTCCCTTCTTGTCTCTGAATCGACCCAATAGATCCTTTAGTCTAGATTCTATCTGACGGTAGTCTGCCACCAGAAAAGTATCAGAGTAGTACCACTCGTCTCCAGCAGCTGAACGACTATTGTAAGTCGAAAATCTAGAAGGAAGTTTCTCTATATTCTCTACTCCTCCGGGTTTGAAACGATTTTGTCTAGCATAGTTACGCGATGTGGCTATGTATATAACTTGAGTCTTCTCTCTTTTCTGGTCGTCTATAAGAAGATCTTTTAAAAGTAGAATATATCCATGTTAGCTTGAATCTGATCATCTTTTGCCTTAAGTTGTTGTTTAAGTTGATCTTCTTTAAATTTATGAGTATAAGCACCATAAAGATGAACCAATTTTTCAAGTTGAAGATAATATTTTCTGATTTCTTTGGACCTTTTGGTAGTAAGTGACATGATTGCTTCTTTAAAGTTATCAGGTTCCATAATTAACCATTTTTTACGTGCTAAGTGCATTGGAAGCATAGATTTTATTTCTTCTTCAATACAGGAAATTGTTTAATTAAAGGATCTTCATAACCTATTTCTCGATATTCAATTTCGTTACTTTCGAGAAGCTTAATAAAAACTTCTTTTTGACGTCTCAATTCTCCATCATATCCTAACCATTTTAATAACAATGCCTCAACGTTGAGGCATTGTTTACCAGTCATGCTATACATCAAACCCTAGGTTATCTTTAATCTCAAAGTTGACTTCTTTTACAAAGGTTAATATGTCCATTAATTCTGGACTCTTCTCAAGAGCCAATAGTACCCTATCATCTGTATAGTATTCTCCATATTCTCGTATTTTATTACCTTTAAATTTAATTCAATCAATTTTCTGCATTATATATCATGATAAGACATTTAATAAATGTTTACAATCAATGGAAAAAAAATAACATTATCCTCGAGTGATACCTTGGACAGTCTTAAGGGTAAAATATCGTCATCTTTAGGAACATTGCCAGCATTACTCGGGGAAATACCGAATAATATTGTTGATGGTGGTATATATACCATCCCAGACCCTCTTTTTTTTATAGGTTCAGATGACAATATTCATATTAGAACTTTACCCACAGAACTTACTTGGCAAAATATTGTTGATCTAAAGGTGGATTTTGACTATGATTTGCTGAAGAAATTGTATATAATATCTAAGGTTCAAATGTCTATAAATGACTTTGGTTCAAATAATTCAAATGAAGCCATAAATTTTACATTCTTTGAACTTCAGAATGAATTTGGCGAAGAAATCGATGAAAATATATGGAATATGAGGGCCTCGACAATTAATGATTTTAAAATACTGGTTGAAGAAAACCTGAAAAATGTGAAGAAACAAAGTAAAACTGTTGGCGTATGGGAAGGTGTTACACCCACCTTCCAATCAACTTATTTTATAATGAACAAAATTAATCATCAGACTCAAATTCCAAATTTATTAAAACAAACTGAACTAATGGTTTTTGATTCCATAAAACTAAACAATATAGTAGTTGCATGTTTTTATCAGGATATGATTAAATTTAATCCTGATTATAAACATCTTATTGATGGTTACTTAAACCAGGATTGGATTCTTTCGACTAAAATAAAAGCATCTGATATCGTTAGGATCATGATAACCTACAACATACCAAATTCAAGAATTAAATATAAAATGATCAATATTTTTCTTCGTGAGGATAAAATAACCTTAACAATTGAAACATTGGTTAATGAACCCGAAGGTCAAAAAGCAACATCTAATATTAAAAATCTTATCAAAAATATTTTGTATGATATGGGTGAACAATTAGCCTATAATCAAAGAGAAGAAAAGGAATTTTATTATGGTTCGTACTCTGTACCAATCAATATTCCTCTTGTGGTATTAAAAGATTTGATTACTAACGATCCAAATGTGTATAATGTCAGCTACATAAATGAAAGTGCTCTTATAAACACCAGAAAAACAAATTTAAATATTTTTTTGAAAGGGAGTCAAAACACCGATGATATTGGTGTTAGTTTATTTGAACGACCAGATACGGTTGGTACATTCGTTAGACTTAAAAAAATTTATGGAGGGCCAGATCTTACAACTCGAATAAAGTTTATTACAACCATTGTTAATAAAATTTTACAATATACATTTGAAAGAATTGATGTTACTTTAAAATTTTATCAACAATATATAAATTTAAAGGTTGAAATAGATGTATTTGAAAATCAAGTTATCAAAGACAAAGAGAGTATACTCAAATTACAAGCTCCAGAAATATTCTTATCCAATTACACTAGACTATGCAACAAACCTCCTATTATAGTACAAGACGGGGTCGAATCAGAAACAATTTTAAAATTTCCAATTTATGGAGAATCTGAACCGAAATTATATTCTTGTCCATATCCTGACTACAAGTATCCAGGTTTAAGAGAAAATACTAAACTAACTAATAAAAATATATATCCTTTTGTACCTTGTTGTTATCAACGACCTCAACTCAAAAGTAAAAATTATAAGATGTATTATAACCAAGAAATTTATGAACAACGAATAAACGCGGGAGAAATTGGAAAGAGCCTTAAAATTTTGTCACCGGAAAGATTGGGTGCTTTACCACCTAAAATTGATAAATTGTTAAACTATGCAACCGGTATCAAATTTTATAGATATGGTATAGTTGGAGGATTAACAAGTTGTTTAAATCTTTTAAACAAGGTAACAAACAACCATTCAACTGAAGAAAATATAAGGACAGAATTAGCCAAACGCGCAGAATTATGTAAAGGAGAGTTTAACGCTCTAACAGTCAAGGAAATATCTAAGAAAATAATGGATCCTGAAACTTATATAAGTCCACGCTTTTTTAAAGGCGCGTTGGAGGATTATTATCAACTGTCTTACATTTTATTTTCAAAGGATAAAGATGACTTTAGTACATATCCAAGTCGATTTGTAAGGTTTATTTGTCCATTAAAAAAAAGAGTTATTTTTATGATTGAACATGAAGAATCTGAACATACCGAATTGATTGTAGATGAAGAAACATCAACCTATGTTAATAGACAGGGAAAAAAACCAATATTTACATTTGAGAAGACCGATACCCAAGTAAAGAAAATTTTTTCCTTGTATAAAGAAAGGTTCAGCTTTACCACTTACGATATTGAAAATAAAAGGTTCATAAACCTTTTATCTGGAGAATCCAATGAAAATGAATCGCAAGGTGTTCAAGGCAGAGAGTTGACTTTCCAAACATATCCATGGGAATATATTGCCGCAAATGGAAAAATTTTAAAATATGTTGAACCTGTGTATCAATATGTTGATAGTTATGGACAAACTCGACTTGTAGAATTTAAATATAATTCTGTTAATTTTGTTGGGCAATTTCAACCTTTACCCTGTTTAAAATTACCAATAAAATCGTTGGAACATTTTAATTCTGTTAATAGACAACTTCAACCACAACAAGTAATAGATTTGAAACAAAAGTTTCCTTTCATGGACATCTATTCATCTAATATAGATATTTCTGAGGGTTACATCTCACCCTATTATGAATTCAAAAACTTTAAAAAATTGGCCGAATACATTCTTTGGGCTGCATGTCATGCATACAGTATTTTGAGCGTTAAAACGGGTATATCAGTAGATGATTGGATTCTTAAACATACACAAGTAGTGGAGGATTATACATATTTGAACGTAACAATCGGACCAATTTTTAATTTAAATGAATTAATGGTTAATAACAAGTTCATTTTCAATTCTGTTGAGTTTCAAAACCGTATACGGTATAATTTGAGTTTAATATCACAATCAAACTTAAAGTTGTACAATGATAACATATACCATTCATATTTTAATGATGCCACAAATTTTAAACTGGTATATCCGGCACAATTGGCTTTAACAAAACGGGATTACTTTCAAAGGACCCGTGAACCTTATATTTTGAATATTTTATCCTCACAAAATATACAATATTTAAGGTATAATACGTTATATTTTATCAAAGACTTATTTGGACATTATGTGGCAAAATTATGTTTATTCTTACCATCTTTGGATAACCTAACAGAAACCGCTGAACATTTCTTGGGACAAAAGGTAGTAGTTGACGAAACCATAATGTATGTCTCAATTTTTGATCAAGAATCAATTAAACAATATTCTATTGGTCACAAAGAACCATCATTAAATATTATTATGCTCAATATTAATGGTAACTGGTTTTATGGTCTTATTTTACCAGAACTCTTGTAAGAAATTTTAAAGTTCATAGAACTTTAAAATTTATTGTATTGAATAACAGAATATTTTTGGTCGTTAATAACCTTCATTTTTTCGATAAGTTCTTGTTCTGAAATTTGGCTTTCTTCAAGGTCAATATTGTTGTTTCTAAATGTAACATTTTTAAGTTTTAAATTCTCTTTAATTCGATTATAAAGAGTTTTAGAATTTGGACTGCATTTAAAGTCGAGAAGAACAACTAAATCGGGAAAATTGTTTTTCTCGGTTTTAAGCTTCTTAGTAGTATAACTGTCTTGAGCTCTGATAGTGTAGTAGGGGTAGTAGTCAGAGTCGTTACGCTTCAACAACACAAATCGTTCACGTTTTGTCTCGTCCTCAGGTTGTGGAGCACGATCTTCGACTGCGATCCCCAATTTACGTTGAATTTTCTTGTTCTGTTTATGTAGTCCTTTGTTACTATCAAGTAGCTCTTCATTCTGATCTTTGACTTCTTCAAGAGAGATACCTAAAGATCGCATATATTGTCGATCTTTTTTTCTATCTTCTTCTTGTTTTGCAATTGTAAGATTAAGTTGAGCCATAGATTCTTCCAAACTTGTTATTTTTATTTGTGATTGTCTATGGTTAAAATAAAGCGTATACTCAACATACATTTTAAGGAGCTTTTCAAGGTCAATATAGTACTGTCTGATGATATGACCATTTTTGGTTTTGAGTTGCATTATAGCCATTTTGAGGTCGTCGGGTTCCATTATAAGAAATTTTGAATTAGTTACATTAGATGGAATTAATTGAAGTAATTCCAACAATTTTTTTGATATCTTGATCTTTTTGAGTCATTTCATCATATTTAATATTATTATTTTTCAACAACAATTTAAAATTTTGTCGTTGTTTCCGATATTCTCCTTCATAACCAAACCATTCTAATACACGCGTACCAATCATGGTACGCGTATTTCCAACCACAACTTGCCAAAAGTAATCAAACATGGTCATATTTAACTTAAATTTGGCCACTTCGATAAATTTCATAATATCAAGTAGTTGGAAGCTCTTATCCAAAGCTTTACGTATCTTAGGGTTACTAGAACCATTTTCAAGATCAATTGTAACTCCTAAAAATGTAGTTTTAACCATATTATTTTGTTCAGACATATCTTTATTTTCACTTGATTTATCGAAATAAAATTCATTTTTTTTATTGTCCGACTGAACCTTTTTAAGCACACTGTATATAGTAGGTCTTGATACCTTATATTTATGTGCTAAATAAGATATTGGAGTGCCATTGTTGTACAATTCAATAATAGTTTGGCGCTCTTCTTCTGTTAACTTGTGTAATAGATAAGTATTTTTATACAGAAATGGAAAATAAAAAAATAAATATCAGAAATCAAAATTTTACACACTTATTTGACCACCTGAATGGGTTAAACCTTAACAAATTTTTTAAATATAACATCCAATTCGGGGTCACATTCGTCTTTAATTTTTTCATTCAAGATATCAATAAAATTTTTCTTAGAACTCAAAGAATCTAAGGTTTTATTAACCGTAATATTTTTGATTTTAAAAGAAATTTTGAAACCTTCTTCTAATAGTTGTTTGTACCTTATATTTTTTTTAAAAGTTTGAAATTCTTCTTGGGAACCTTCAAGCACAAGTTTGTACTTTCGAAATTCTTTATTGGTATATTTTAATGGTTTCATGACATCAACAATAGAAAGATATTTTATGGTCAATTTAGGCATTTTAAGATCAATCTCTTCATAATCTAATTCTAGATGTCCAAACGTTAGTATAGTCACAGTATTTTCCACAGATTGACCAAATGCATGTTGCATTGCAGAACCAGGATAGTAAACATTATCTTGACTCCATTGTTTGTTATGAATATGTCCACTAACAACTAATGGCCATTCTATATTCCACTGATCTCCACACTTACTTTCTATTGGCCCCATTTTACAACCGTAAAATTCCTGATGGGCAAATATAGCTTTAAAATTTTTTATGTTATCCATAGATAATTTTGTTTCAATGGCCTCAATAAACCTTCCAGGTGGAACATATGGCACAAATAAAAAATTTGTTGAGTTGTCGTGGTATTCTACAACTTGATCAACTATGGTTACATTGTTCCAGCATTTGAGAGCATTCATCCAATGATGATCTGTCAAAAATTGTTGATTATTTTTATAGTCATGATTTCCAACAAGAACAAAAGTTTTAATTTTAAGTCTCAAAGCATCAATAAATTCAATTGCCAAATTTAAAGGTTCAACATCCACTCTATCGTGGTTATCTAATACATCACCCGCAATAACGACAAAATCAAGTTGGTTTGCTCCAACCACACTCATGATTCTAGATATAAATAATGGTATATACTCGATATTTTTTATTTTAAAGTGAGGGTCACCTATAAATAAAACTTTAACTTTAGTATGGTTCATATTATTTATTTTATAATTTTTTAGGTCAAAGAAATCATTTTAATAAATAATGTACAAAAAGCAAAGTATTACAAAAGGTACTACAAATATAAGGAGAAAAGAACCATTATTTTTCACTAAAATTGATTTTTTTTAACAATTTACAATTAATAAATAAAGAATGAATCAAGCATCATTTTTTATCGAAAAAAAGGCACTATTTGGTGGTTATCCCAACCACAATCAAATTATAGAGTTACAAGAAGAGGGAGTTACGTGGTTTATTGATTTAACCAATAGTAACGAAAAAAATATAAAGATATACTCTCACCTTGTTAACAATTGGATTAATTATCCAATTAAAGATGGACATATACCTGAAGATAAAAAAAAGTTTATGATATTTTTGTTATTACTTCAAATGGTTATGGAAAGCTTAAAACCAGGTGAAAAAATATATTTACATTGTCGTGGAGGTCATGGTAGATCAAGTCTTGTTATAGCATGTTTTTTAAGTATGGTATTCAATATCCCACCATTGGATAGTCTCAACTTAACCAAGGAGTGCCATGCACTCCGTCCAAATTTAAGACCAAAGTGGTTAGTTGGTTGGCCTCTAAGTTTAAAACAACGTAAATTTGTTGAGTCATTTTTTGGTTCAATATACTTTCATTCAAACTTTCAAGAAGAAAAAATTAAAGAAATTACAACCAAAACAGAATTTTTTAGGTACATGATAATCTTAAACTTATATCTCCATCAACATAATTCTATATTAGAAGTTCTCCTTAATTCGGGTTTAAAAACAATTAAGGGTGAAGGAACCATAAGTGTTATGCTTCAAGAATTACGTTTTTATATTCTTTACGCCAAAGCAAAAAAAATATTTGAATTTGGTTGATCGAATACATCGCTCTGGCCAAGTAGTAGATTGATTGGAGCATTACAATATGGAGCAAATGTGTATAAGTCAACGGCATCTATTTCTCTAGGAGGAGGCGCAAATGTTAAAGCTTTTAGTACAGGTAATGCTGTAATGGGTCCATCTAATTGGCCAAACATCAGTTCAACATTTAGTCTTGATTTTTTCAGCAAATAGGATCGCGAAGCGGATGGGTTAATCTTTTATGTCTAACAGGCATAAAAGATAAAAAATTTAAATTCTTAACACAGCATCTTTAGGGTAAATAACAACCCTTGAATTTTGAATTAATATTTTCTTCAATTTATCCAAGTTATATTTTTGAGTGGTTGTAACAACCTTTGTCCGTCTATCAAACCCAAATCTGTTTTTAATGGTTGGTTTATTATAAAACTTGGATGTTGTTGGTTTGATAGTGGTAGTTGTTGTTTGCGGTCGATATACTCTATATTTAGGATCGAGCGGTGCAAATCTATACTGTGGTCTTATACCGTAAACACTATTTATAGCTAATTTATCGTCATCGTGTAGTTCTGTATGTTCAGATCGATACCAAGCATACATAACAGAATCATTTACTGAAGAATGTCCTAAACCTAATGAATGCCCTATTTCATGGATAGCAACGCTAAATAAGCTGATACCTTCATCACCCCAAATGGACCAATTTTCTTCCAAATCAAAATGTGCATCTCCGCCTCTTCCGGTTCCAGGATAAAACGCATGTGCTAAAACTTGACCTGGTCCATCAAAATTGTAACCATCACCATGGTTACCACTTAAAAATTCAATGGTTATATTGGCCTCATCTTTATTTAAAACTTCTTTCAAAGAAAGTAAGGATGTATTTGACCACTTCGACATAGAAGTTGCAAATATGGTCCTAATAATTTCTTGACTTAGATTACCCTTGATTTGATCGAAATTGGACCAATCAAGGTACCAAGTCACCATTGTTTCATTTTTATTATTTTTTAAAGTGTCCCATCCTCTCACAATAGTAAATCGTTTTTGACGTCGCGCCGAACCAAACAAAACACCACACCTTGGAGACTGAATTAAATTTGTTGTGGTTTCATCCATAAAACCAGTTTCTTCTAGTCCCGCTTCTCTTTGGAGATTCATTATACCTTGTTTGAGAGTTTCCTCTGTTTCTATCATACTGTCTAAAATATTATCGGAAATAGTCGGTGTGATATAACCATATTTTATCAAGTAGTTTAATTGACATTTTTCATCACACCCCTGCTTTGCACTCGAAAGACCAAAAGAAATTGGACGAGCATTGATAAATAATAAGAATTCTGTGACAACACAAACAAATACATATAGTTTCATTTATTAAGTCAAATATCTTATTTAAATTCAGATATTCAATTATGTGAATTTTATATAGTTTAATCATCAAATAAAGGAACAAATAAACCATGAATTTAGAACCAAATATTTGGGGTCCTCAATATTGGGCAACTTTCCATTTTATGTCGTCTACATATGACAACAATCCAAATCAAAGTATACAATCTACCATGAAAACTTTTATACAATCTTTACCTGTTTTTTTACCGTGTAAGGAATGTCAAGACCATGCTTTTGAATTTATCAAATCTGCCAATTTAAATCAAGTGGTACAAAATAGAAAGGAACTCTTTACCTTTTTTTTTAATTTTCATAATTCAGTAAATCAAAGGTTAAAAAAACCTTTAATGAAGATTGAAGATGCTTTAAATAAATATTATGTTCCGGTTGAAGAGCATCATCTCTATTTGCCATCTAAAGGTAGAGTAGGACCTGTATTTGGATCATCTTATCTGAATATGTCGTCAAAAATTCAATGGAATCTTTTATTCTTTGTTATGGTTGTAACAATCATTGTATTTTTAATTAAAAAAAATTGGATAAAATAAAGTTTGGAGAGTATCGATTGCTATATTTTAACCCTTTTATGCCTGAAAGGCATAAAAGGTAAGCCTTGACACCATATCCCTTGGTGTCATTAGTATCAAAAGGGTTAATGGTTAGAAAAACCCATTAAAATGAAATATTTTTAGATCGAAAGAGTTAACAAATAGTCAGGACTACCATACTTAAAACAATGTGAGTCCAATTTACACTCGGGGCATTTAAGTACGAAAGGATATTGTGGAAAGTTTCTACGTAAAGACTGAGCAAGTAATTTGGTATAAGAATAGGGAACGCATATTGGTATACAAAATATATTTTCAAAGCAAGCGCACGGTAAACTTTCATGGTTGTTTTCATCCTCCCAACAACCATTCAAAATTAAAATAAGTTCCTCCTCTTCAAACTCATGTTTTTTGTCATCTATAAATTTTTTAATACCATACTTCACATAAGCTTCTGGTGAGCTTGAAATAAAATCGTCAGGTATTAGGTTAGCTGTGACCAGAGTACTAAGATCAGTACTTATTGGGACAATTCCATTTGGGCAACCTTTGATATAAGGAAGCCCCGTTGGTATGGTACCCATATTGTAAATAGTCTTCATCACTCCATCGTTTAATTGATTTATGTAAAGGGCTTTTTTTCTCCCATTTTTTAATTAAATCCATTATTACTTTCCTTTTATTTTATAGATTATATCTGTCCATAAAATTCATTTTTTTTAAATATTTTACCCAGGGCAAGGGGGTACCACGGTTGCAATGCATATTTCGACTTTAATGGTTTTTATAACCATTAAAGTTGTAAAGTGGATAGCTATATCTGTCCATAAAATTCATTTTTTTTAAATATTTTACCCAGGGCAAGGGGGTAACCCACGGTTGCAATGCATATTTCGATTTTAATGGTTTTTATAACCATTAAAGTTGTAAAGTGGATATTACAATTTTTTTATTGTTTAAGGTTCAAATGAGCATAATTTAAAGAACTAGTATACAATTTTGTATTTGAAAGACCCGTCGTCGATCTCTGTTTTTGAATTTGTCCATCCAGTTAGTTCTTTGATTTGGTACCACAAGTCCTTTTTAGGAGTGTTTGTTTTTGAAGAAAGTCGATTCATAAGATCTTTTCTCTGAAGAACCAACATTTCACTATCTTCTCGTTCTTTGAGAGATAAGAGAATATCTTCGAAGGCTTCTCTTACAGAGTCAGATTCTTCTTCTTCCAGATCTATAGTTTCAGTATGTTCACCTATTTGGACAGTGAAACGTTTATAATCTAGACGTGGTGGTGGTTCATCCTCTTCTTCCAAGCTAGCATCCATTCGATTTCTTATGTAGTTGTTTATATAGTCAACACTAGCATCGTAATTTTGAACTATTAAGGTTAAATCAGAAAATTTTATACCTACCACTAATTCGGCATTATCTTTGTGTTTGAAGTCGGCTAAAAGTTTTTGAATGTGATAGTCAACGTCTTTACTATTGTAGCACTTCATGGCCCAACAATAGTAGTAGGCATCTTCAGCTGGTCTACCTGTATTATATGGACCGATACGACTACTAAGACGGGTGGTTGAACCAGGCTTAAAAATACGTTCTTGAGAGTAAAATTTAGTCGTGGCTATATAGATCCATTCTGTTTTATTTTCTTTAATGGTTATTCTCTTCATAAATTTATTAATTCTAATAGCTTTACGTTCGGCGCGTTCACGTGTCTCGTGATCAAGTTTTGCTTGATTTTCAGCCTTATTTTTAGCTTCTTCTGCTTCTTTAGCTCTAGTCTCAGCTTCTTCGACTTCTTTATCTTTTATGGCTAATTGATTCATAGCTAACGAAAGCTGAGAATCTTGTAACTTACGTGTTCTTTCCGTCTTCTCTATCATATATCTCATCGTGTACTCTCCGTATGCAAACATAGCTTCTTCAAGGTTCAGATAGTAGTCTCTTACAACTTCGGCATTTTCAGTGTTCAATCTCAATACTGCCTTTTTAAAGGCTTTAACATCCATTGATCCATTTTTTACGAGTTATGTTGTTTGCAGGCATCAATTGAGCTTCGCGTTGAACACGAGGATATTCAATGGTTAAAGGATGATCGTAACCTATCTCATCGTATGAAATTTCGTGACTTCGAAGAACCTTAGAAAAATTAAATTGTTTTATAGAGTTGTCTTTACCTTTAAATCCCATCCATTCAAGTAAATTTTGAGTCACAATTATAGGTCGATTTTCAACCTTAGTCAGCCCATCCAATTGGATGGGCTGACTCTTACTCAAAGGATACCACAAATCTTGGAACCATTCTGATGCTATATCAAAGGTCAAATTGTACCCTTTTATGAAACTGAAAATATCCATCAATCCACTACCCGCGCCGTATCGGAGATCAACAATCCACTTTTCTATTTGAGTTATAAATTCTTTTTCATTTTTAAAGTTCTGAGAACCATTAATAAGAGAATAAAGCCCAGCTTCTGATACGTATATTACCTGACCTTCTCTATACGTTATTTCAGATTTTCCTAAAATATGGTTATCTGTAACCATATTTTGAGGGGGGACTGGCGGGCCCGCCCCCCCCCCCCCCCCCGATTTTGGTTATTTTGACCATAAAAATAAGATAATTCTTTTTTATATTTCAATGGTACATGAGTCTTTAAAGCATACTTTGAATCTTTGTGGTCTAGAATATCACATAAATCTTTACCACAAAAATATGGTTGTTTGATGGTACCAGAAAGCTTGACTCTATATTTTTTTTCGTTAAATTCTACAGTCATATGTTCACGACACTTACCAAGGTCAATTAGGGCATTCATAATAACTTCTTTATTCTATATTTTCTTGTTTAAAAAATTCAATTTAAAATGTGTGAGTTAACCCATTCACTTTGAAACATGCCACATGTGGCATGTTTCAAAGTGATAGGTCGACCCACCGCGAAACGATGGTGCAACGCACCATCGTGAGGAGAGGCAAAGCCTCTCCGAAGCGGATGGGTTAACTAGTTTGAGTTCTTTATTTTATTGGCGACATATTTTACACAATAAAGACCACAATTTTTATCATTCAAAACTGTTTCTGTGTTTAAAGTGGTTTGAAACTTTAAAAAATAAATTTTTTTCTTGCTCATTAATTTATATAATAGAAGTTCAAGTAGATCATCAAGTTGAGAAGCATTTAAATATTGATTAAACGGTTCATAGCGCTCTATAATTTTTGTTTTATTGTCTAGTATCAAAATATTAAGATGTCGGATAGTTTCACCATAAATTTTGATAGGAAAAATAACAAATCTTCGATCGTTCCAAGGTGGTAACAATGGTGCTTCAAACTTGGATATAGAAATTTTAGGTTCTGTTGAACTTAATTTGATGGATATACTTGGACCAATCAAAGCTAAATTTTGCACTTGTAAAGACAAATGTTTATAAAAATCCTCGTATTTCATTTATTTACTCTTTACTGGGCAATTTGCCCAGCTGTGAGCGCAGTACATTTAATTTTTTAAGTTCAATTGAACTTAAAAAATTTTTTATTTCATATTACTTACTATTGATAAAGTTAAGGAGAATACCAACCAAAAGGTGGATGATTACCAACGCAATCACAAATTCCCATAAGCTTAGATCTCCAATTTTACGTTCCAAAAGCATTTATTATCTACAAAAAATTAATCCTCGTTATTGTCATCGTCACTTTCACTTTCTGCATAATTTAGTCTCAATCCATGTATCTCGTTGACAATTACTGTATCTTCATCTAAGTCATCACTTGTATTTAAATTTAAAGGCACAATGTACTTTAATTTATATTTATGACAAATTTCAACAAATGTTTTTGTTAAAGGTTCAACATCTCCTTTAAAATTTTCTGTGCCAATTATGGTTTGATTATCTACATCAATTACAAATTTGTTATTTTTAATGTCTTCAAAAATAGGATCATATTCTTCCACAACCAAGACATAATTTTCGAATTGGCTCTTTTTAACCTGTATAACTGGTTTCTTGTCTGTTATGGTATTAAGAACCCTTTGAGTGGTTTTTGGAATAATACGTAAATTTAGCTCTTTTGTTTTACGGTTAATTTTAATCCTATCCGCCGACGGATTTTTTTCAAGGACAAAACCAATCAATTTAATTAATTTATCATGTATAATATTATTAATTGTTAGATCCATCTTTATTTAATTTAATATTTTTTATGATAAAAATCATTTTTTTATGATTACATGCCAAGGCTAACTAAAATTTGTTCTTCTGCTCGCGCCAATTGAGATATATCTTCTCTTACATATGGGTGAACTTTATCAGCTTCTTCCAACAATTCCCTAGTCGATGATAACGGTTTAACTGGACCAAAAACCGGAGGGGGGATTTTAGGGGCAATAGATGGTGTTAATTTTGGTACTACAGAAGGTTTAAGTGATGGTGCAATAGATGGTCCAGGTCTAACCGATGGTGCAATAGATGGTCCAGGTATAACTGATGGTGCAATAGATGGTCCAGGTATAACTGATGGTGCAATAGATGGTCCAGGTCTAACCGATGGTGCAATAGATGGTCCAGGTCTAACCGATGGTGCAATAGATGGTCCAGGTCTAACCGATGGTGCAATAGATGGTCCAGGTCTAACCGATGGTGCAATAGATGGTCCAGGTCTAACCGATTCTAATGGAACCAAAGCTGTATAATGATAGTCATCTATAAAACCCAGAGGAACTACCGCGGTAAACGCATCATTATTTGAGATAATCTGAAAACTTCTAGTGTTTAAAATTAAAAGGTTAAATTGTACCTGCAATATTTCACTTAATGTGATCAAACATATAAAATCCCCCCACGTTTTAGGTTTAGCCATTTTTTTTAAATATTCTTTGGGTGTCATTCGAGGTGTTTTAGATGGTTCAACTACATATTCCAAATATAATTCTAAAAATTCAGGGTTATTTGAAAGGTATTCAACAACCATACTTCTTAATTCTTCATGTCGATAATTACGATTGTGATTAAGCTTTAAAGATTTACTAACTGCTCTAAAGAGGCAATTACCGTCTCCCTTAACAGGAACAACTTCATAATTGTTTTCATGGGCCAAAATTTCTAAATCATGGTCAGCATTTTTACCTGTATATTTGGGTAAATCTTGATATGGAGATGAGACAACAATGCTTGGTCGTGCTGATGGTGACTTGGATCTTGGTCGTACTGATGGTGACTTGGATCTTGGTCGTACCGATGGTGACTTGGATCTTGGTCGTACTGATGGTGACTGTGACTTTGGTCGTACCGATGGTGACTTTGGTCGTACTGATGGTGACTTGGATCTTGGTGGTGACTTTGGTCGTACCGATGGTGATTTGGATCTTGGTCGTACTGATGGTGACTGTGACTTTGGTCGTACCGATGGTGACTTTGGTCGTACTGATGGTGATTTGGATCTTGGTCGTACTGATGGTGACTGTGACTTTGGTCGTACCGATGGTGACTTTGGTCGTACTGATGGTGACTTGGATCTTGGTGGTGACTTTGGTCGTACCGATGGTGATTTGGATCTTGGTCGTACTGATGGTGACTTGGATCTTGATCTTACTGGTCGTACCGATGGTATTCTTGATCTTCTAACAGACGCTGGGGGAGAACGTCTTGGAGATTTTGGTTTTCGTGTAATCTTTTTAACCACAATTTCGTCATCGCTTTCATCGGTTGTTGTAACCAAATCTTTTGTTTTATATTTAGGAGAACTTGACCTTGGTTTAGGTCTTATACTCGGAGAAGGAGACCGTGATTTTTGTTTTTGAGTCGACAGTATGATAAAATCAATAAAATCATTTTTTCGCAATTGTGATGGAGTTTTATCTTTAAATTTTTTTAAACCATAACTTAAAGCCATAGCTTTTAATTCTGGTACTTTTAGTAGAGCTAGTTCAGCTCTAGTTTTAGGAGAAGATGATGGTTTAACAGGACTTGGAGTTTTTGGTATTTGTCCACCACCTCCAACATGCAATAAAAAATCAACCAAATCTTGTTTAAGCATTTTAGAAGGTGTTTTATCCTTCCATTTTTTGAGTCCCTCCGATTTAGCCAACTCTCTTAGTTCAGCCACTTTTTTACCCAATAGATCAGCGGCTCTATATTTTGGTCTAATTGGACTTGGAGAACGAGATCTCTGACGAGGACTTCGAGATCTTGACTTTCTAACAGGACTTGGGGATTTTTTTCTAGATAAAATATACTCGATAAGTTGAGTTTTGTCCATGATTTCAAGTTTTTTATCGGATGCACCTAAAGCCTTGGCTAAAGCTTTAAGTTCCTTTTTCTTCATATTTTGAATATTAGGAGATGGTGAACGAGACCTTCTTGGAGATGGTGAATGAGACCTTCTTGGAGATGGTGAATGAGACCTTCTTGGAGATGGTGAACGAGATGGACTAACCGACCTTATTGAATTTAATTTTTTTGCAATTAGATATTGAAGTTCTTTTATATCCTTCTTTTTCCAATCAATATCTAATTTTTTAGCCAATTTTTTTAAGTTAGCTGGGTCCATATTGATCAAATCGTCTTTATTCGGGCTTTTTTGAGCTTTGGGAGAACTTTGTTTCATACTAACAGATTTACATATGGTTTTAGATGACTTTAAATTACCTTTAGGGGTGTAAACATCAACTCCACAATATTCTCCTAGCGCTAATAGGTTAATATTGTCCAATTTATTACATTCTTTTTCAGATATACCACAAATTGGATCTTGATCTTGCTTTCCCGTATCTTCGTCATCGTCACTTTCAGACGATGACGACGAAGGATTTGCAGAGTACTGATTAACTATTTCAGTACATATTACTTGTCGAGTTTTTTCGCGACCATTGGGTAAATATGGATCAACTCCACATTTTTTCCCAAGATCGACTATATCTTTTTTTTTATACTTGGAACTTTTGTCGCAAGTTTTTAAATCAATGTCGCACATATTGGCCTTTATTTATTAATAAAAAACATCTTCACATTTCATTTTTCGGATTTAAGGTTTTATCGACTATTAATATAATAAGAATCATACAAAGATCTAAACAAGCTATCTAAACCTTAAAGAATGTTACATTTTCTATGATCATTTTTGACCTTTTTTCTCTTTTTAAGATCGTGAGTTACATCGTCGTTAAACACATCCATTGTTTTTTCGATCATTAATTGTTTTATATATTGGTCTCTATGAGCCTTCAAATTAATATCTAATTGTTTTTGCGAAGATAACTCAGATAGTTGTTCTTGCACGCTCCAAACATTAAATTGTTTTTCTATCATTGTACTCATTGTACTGTACTTATAATTTAATTTCTGTGTTATATTAAATTCTCTTTCCAATGTTATTCAAAAAAGATAAAATAAAGGATAAAGTAACCATTTATTTCAAATCTTTAAAACAGATGGAGGAAGAGTACGCTGAACAATAATATAAATTTTGTAGTCGTGATCATCGTTTGCAAAAAATGATTTTTTATTTAAAAAATAAAAAATAAAAAACATGGAAAATAAAATTAACGATTTATGTAACCATCTAAATATTGAAAATAATTTTAATTTCGATGGTATAACCGACCCAGACTCGAAATTTTTAAAAATTACAGAAAAGTATAATGAACTTCAAATGATGTTTGAATGCAATAAGTTAACTGGTGAGCTAAAAAATTTGTGTGCTTCCTTAAATATAAATAATAACCTTGTTTGTTCGGAACCGTCGTATTTTAACCAAATTCTAATGGAAGAAGAATTGGAAAAAATACGGGATTATAAAAAAAAGCTTGAAGAAATCAATGCTGTATGCGACCAGCTTCAAATACAAAACAATTTTGGTTTTAACGATCCATCTCGTTTTAACGATCCATCTCACCTTAAAGCTATGAAAGTTAAACTTGTGGAATTGGAGGACCAAAAGAAATATAAAGAATTATCCACTGAAATTAGTGCTGCATGTCACCGGCTTCAAATACGAAACAATTTTGGTTTTAACGGTCCATCTCACCTTAAAGCTATGCAAGTTAAACTTGCGGAATTGGAGGACCACAAGAAATATAGAGAATTATCCATCGAAATTAGTGTTACATGTCACCAGCTTCAAATACTAAACGATTTTGGTTTTAACGATCCATCTCACCTTAAAGCTATGAAAGTTAAACTTGCAGAATTGAAGAACCCTCAAGAGAGGTATAAAAAACTATCCACCGGAATTAGTGCTGTATGTGACCGACTTCAAATACAAAACAATTTTGGTTTTAATGATCCATCTCACCTTAAAGCTATGCAAGTTAAATATGAAGAATTAATCGCCAAAGAAAGATGTTATTATTTAACTCTAACAATTAATGACTTATGTAGCCGGCTTAAAATTTCAAATAAGTTTGGATTTGATTATATGGCACCGTCCGGGCATAAAGTGGGTCAATTGGAAGAAATGATTAGGCAGTTGGAAGCCAAAATCGAAGACAGCGGGTTAGACTTATAACAGCAACAAAACATTTTTTATTCCCGAAGGCGAAAGGTTTGAAAGGTGAGCCTTTCAGGACCAATCCACACAAACATGCACACGCATCCCTTTCAAGCCCGAATGGGTTTGAAAGGGTTAACTCATACAACAGTCAAAGGATATTAGTGATCTAAAATTAAAAATTGAAGTAATAAATGTATAAGCTTATAACTTTTGGTCGTTGTATAATAATATTTTTGTTATATATGATCTACGTACATACATTACCACTTGATGGAGTAGTACCAAAGTACAATTTGTCAAATATATATGCTAATCTTGCATCTGATGAAGTTTATACTCCAGATCAGTACGCATTCAACGTTTCATGTTTAAACTGTTTTGAACTTCTTTAACCCTTTTGATACTAATGGTACCATATCCCGAGGGATATGGTTCTATTTGATCATAAAGGCATGCCTTTCAGGCATAAAAGGGTTAATGGACATTCGTAAGATAATTTTTTTTGTATCGTCAATCTATGAAATAATTACTATCAATAATTGGATAAAGGTTATTTCTATCCAAAAAGATTTTGATGTCGTTGAAGTTGACCAATACCTTAATTTCTTCTGATCCCAACATTGGAGCACTTTTTAAATTATGACTGACTAAATTTTTTATCTTCGTTAAAAGTCTACAAACACCCTTAAAATTATTATATAATTTTATAAAGTTCAAAGCATTTTTATCAAATGAAGAATCCATAAAAGACTCAATATACATCGAATAATAGAGATTCTGAAGTTGTTCATATTTATGATATAAAAACTCCACATTTTCTATTATTTTTTCATCTTTAGTTAAGGTATAAACCATCTTTAATTTAATGTCATCATCTAACAACATTGATTTTTCGGTTAAAGTATTCATAATTTATTAACTCTGTTATACTTTTGGTACTAATAAATGGAATCAAACAATTACAACGGAGTTCACATATTATCAGAAGCTGTGATAATGGGTGGAATATCTATGTATTTTTATAAAGAAATTTCCGACCTTAAATCAACCATTGAAGATTTAAAAGGTCAAATAACAATGCAAAATAATCAAATTCGATATCTTTTAACTTCTCATACACCACAACAATCTTTTGGACAAGGCACCAATTGGACAAACCAACAACAGCCATATACCGCTCCTCAACAACCATCAACTCCTTTACGTATACCAACACCCGTACAAAATAATGGAGTTCAACTTCAAAAAGAATTTTTTTCCTCGCGCTCAAATAATGAAGTTATCCATCATAATTACTCATTGGAACAACACCAAAGATATTTGGACCATAAGCAATCTAAACTTGAACAACAACCACAAAATATGGAATGTGAAGGTGGAGTATGTCGTCTGGTACCCAAAACCAAATCAAATGAAGTGTTAGATTCAACAACACCTCCAACTGACAAAAAGGTAGTTATATCAAAAATTTCTAAACAAATTGAGTTTGATAGAGAGAATATAAACCCAGATCAAACTTCTAAAGTCAATACATTTACCAATTTTTCTCCTAATCCACTTCTAAAATCAGTGACACCTAAACCAAGTACAAGTGTAAATCCATTAGAAAACGATTGTAATGAAGAAGAAGGTACAAAATCCACCTTAGAAAAAATTTTACATGCTATTGACGATGAATAATATGGTTGTTTGAGTTTTAGAGTTAATAAATGGATGAGCCTACGAGCATATTTATACCAAATATTTATAAAGTGTCCAAAGAAACTGTTAACAAAGTTTCCACTATGGACCAAAAACTATCTGAAAATGTTATTTCGTTGATAAAAACACATATTGAGAAGTTTAAACCACATTTTGAAACATTTGAACATGAAGATATCAAACCTAACACAATAAACCTTATTCATGCACTTCAAGATGCGGTTGATAATTCAGTCAAAAAAACGGGAGACATTGTTTCTGGACCTCTTCATATTTTAAAGTCCCCTCAAGCCAAAATGGATGCCGTTAATAAAGAATATGTAGATTGGTTATTTGTAACCTTATCAGAAAAATTGGATTCAAAATTGTCCAAAAATGTTGATCTTGATCTAAACCACTTCAAAATCAAAAATGTTCAAACTCCTTCAGATTTAAATGATGTTGTGACCAAAAATTATGTGGATCAAAAATTTGAAAATTTGAGTGGTTATTTGAACCAACCACAACATCATATATTTTCAAAAGGTCAAATACTACCTTCAATAAAAAAAACATTCTTTTTTAATCCTGGTTTTATTTGTCCACAACAAATACGGATTCTATCTGTGGGATTTTCTACTTCTCCATATAAGTATAAAATTGGAGAAAAATTAAAAATGGGTGAAATTAACCCTACAAGATTATATTTTATGATTAATAATGAAATAAAGAGTGAATACGTCATAGAAAAGGATGTTCAATTAGGACATATACTAAAGGAATTTGATGACCCTATAATTTTCGAAAAAGGTGATAATTTTATGATGGTTATTGAAACCATGATTGAAGATGCATCGGTAAATGTGACATTTTATTAACTTGGTAGTTTTTTAAGTTCAATTGAACTTAAAAAATTGAAATTCAACATCTTTGAGTGCATCTTTTACCCACTTGCATGTTAAGCTTACCCTTCAAATCCATATTTTCTCTTTGTAAAGGTGCTAATTGAGTTGAAGAGCCATTTTTTCTCTATTGAGTTGATCACGGGTGGTTTTTGTTGTTTGTAACTCAGATTCCAACTTGGTCTTGACGGTTTTTAACGAAGAATTCTCTGACTTTTTCAAGACATTTTATAGTTTATTAATACCATAAAATATCAAAAATAAAAAATGAACAAAACAAGCATCAATTTGCGCTTTCATATTTTTGAAAAATTTAAAGTCTTCTTCAACATATTTTTTTTCAAGTTCAATACCTTTGGCAATTTGTTCAAAATCAACTCTGATCTCTGCTTGTTCTTTCTGCACATCAGCAATCATTTCTTCTAGTTGAGCAACTAGAAACCAACAACGAGATTCATCATCTGTCATTGTAGTAATAGGGTTTGTCAAAGTGTTGATCATCCTTTATTTGATAAAAAATACAAAATTACTCATAGGTAGTATAAAATCGATATAATAAATGAGCGGAGATAGTATAAATAGCTTGAAAATGGTTAAGGAACAACCATTAAATTTAACCGATTTGGAATATACCAAAAGACTACTTGAACCTTTTGAAGATATTGTTATTGAAAGGTTCAATGGAACATCTACAACTAATTCAACTTCTTGTTCAAATAGAGGTTTGTTTGTACTTGTAGCTATTGGATTGGTTTTGTTATTAAATTTTCCAAAGGTTAGAGAGAAGTCTGGATTAAATGATTATGTGTTATGGCTTATTTCAGCATTCTTATTATTTGGTGTAATATATTAAATTTCTATTTTTTATGCTTATAAAAAGCATAAAAACATTTGTATCTCCATTTAGGGTTAATTGAACTGTTTAACAGATAGGTTCATTGTTCATGGTATCTTCTACCATTTGATCTCGGTGTAGGTTAACAAATAAGAGAAATTCATCATTGTGGTCAATTATAGCATCAACACATTTTACCAACCAATTGTAGTTGATGCCCTGCTTTTGTTCTTGAACCAGGGTTGCCTCGAGGCAACCCTGGGTTTGAAGCGGGGTAGGACCGGTCCTACCCCGCTTTTTGCTCAAAGGGTACCATAACTCTTGAAACCAGTCACTACTAACGTCTATACCAACATTTTTATTTTTTATAAAGGTGAAAATATCCATAAATTCTTCTTTCTCTAAATCAATATCGTCTATATTGATCATATTTATAATATGCTTAACTTGATCATAAAACTCAACGGAAACCCA